TAAGCACAGACGGGGAAACCTCTCCAGTAGCGTCATTCAGCGCACGCTCTACTGTGTAGGTCTTGGCTATCTGCTTGCGGGCATCGCGTAGCAAGGGGATCAGTTCATCCTTCCCGGCGTCCTTTGCGTGCTGCTCTAGCGCACCTTCCAGCGAGTTAGTCAGCGCACGCAGTTCCTTGGCTTTCGCAAGGTCGTTAGGGCTTGCGGATCGGTTGTAAGCCTTGAACCAACCTTGCGCTTCATTGCGGGCAACTTTCAGCGCCTCCAAATCCTCTGCCGCTTTCGGAGAAAGCGCCGACACATCGGCGTAAGCCTTGCCAGCCGTCTTGCGAAGGTTGTTAAGTTCACCCACCGTCAGAGGAACATCGTCAGCAAGCCCCAAAGCCTGCCGAACAAGTCTGCCGGTTGTCTCTGTGTTGCGGTCGGACACAAGCTGCGAGGTCGCCTGCTTGCCGCTGATTGACTCAATGATGCGGTTTTTGGCTGATGGCCGAACCAGATTCGGCGGAAGCACATACCCGGCTTCTACTGCCTGCCGAACGGTTTCATTCTTGGGCGCGTTACGGGCAAATGCCGCCGCCTTGTCTGCAACACCTTTTGCGGCGTAGTTGCCCAACGTCTCGCCAGCTTTCCCGGCCAGTTGCATGCCGCCCGGAAGCAGTGCGCCGATAAGCGCCCCCGTGTCGTAGTCTTCAGGGTTTGTCAACGCCGCAGACGCGCCACCTACAGCCGCGCCCGCGCCAGTGCGGATAGCTAGGTCGCCCGCTTTTGCGGCAACTCCGACCGGATTTGAGCCGGTGAACATGCCGCCCGAGCGCAAGGCATTTACGATGGCACTAGGGGCCTTTGCAACCTCTGCAACCTTCCCAAACACCCCGCCGACAGGCGCAGTGCCGATGATTTGCCCGCCGACCCGCGTGACGTTGCTGCCGCCTGCGCCCACCAAATCTTGCGCCGCCTTGAAATCAGCTCCCCCGGCTTCGTTCATCGCCTTCACTTGCTGCGCCTGATTGCCGCCCGTCGCCTTGTCATACAGCCACGCAGCGCCTTGTGCGCCAGTGTCTACGATGTCCTTCATGCCCCGTACAAGTCCACCCGGCAGGCTGGTTTTTAGTTCCGCCTTGAACAAGTCCATGCCGGACGGCCCTTGCTTTGCAGGCTCGCCTTTCAGCGCCATCAGCCCGGCGTCGGACATGCGCGACAAGTCGCCCGACTTCAGCGCCATCAGGTCATCGTCGGAAAGTTTTGACAAGTCCATGACTATTTCGCAGCCTTACGGCGCGCAATCTCCGCATCAATGGCCGACGCATCTGGCAACCCGGCAGGCTTTGACGGAGCCGTAAGCGGGAACATATCGAAGCCTTTAAGCCCCTTGTTTTGCCGCGCATAAGCGTCCGCACGTTGGAAACGGTCAATAGCAGAGTTAGCCTGCCTCTCCATCCACTCCGTCATCTGCTGACGGGCTTGCGCGTTTGTCGCAAGCTGTGGAACGGTCTTCTGCAAGAACTCACGGTCTGCATTGGACGGGTTAGCGCCTAGCGCCTTCACCCGGTCAAGAATCAACTTGTTGGCTTCTGCGTTGTAAAGCTGAGAACCCACAACCCCCTTCGGGGCCATACCTGTCCAGCCTTCAATCATGTTGGCGACGGCCAAACGGGTTTCCGCTCCGCCGCCAGAGTAAGCGCCCATCTTTTCCGCTTCGCGCAGTTGCTGGACAGTGCCTTTAAGAGACTGACCGGCCAGAGCCGCTTCGCGCCACTGACCAAGCTGCCGTGCGTCCATTTCTGCAAGCTCTTTGTCAAAAGCGATAGGACCCGCGCTATTCACTGTATTGCTAATACGGCTTGCCCCTGCTCCTGCAATGCCTCTCTTAACATCAATCAGCGCCCGATTTGGAATCATGTTTGCAGGGTTTGACGGGTCGGGGATCATCAAATCTGTTGCCAGATTCGGCACTCGCGGACGCTGCGGAATGGCTGCGCCTACAGGTTGCCCGGTGTACTGATCGACCGGCATGCCATCTACAAAAGCAAGCTTGCTTTTTCCAAAGTTTGGATCTGCCGCCTTTTCAGGAATGCCCATCGCAATTTTCTGCTGTGGCGTCAAATTTGGGTCGTTCATGATTGCGGCGATTCGCTGCCGCTCGCGTTCCGCCTCTTGCGCCTTCAGTTCGCGTGCGCGTTCTGCATCTGCGAGTTGCTGCGCCCGTTGTTGCTGCGCCTGCGCCGTCGAGACTTGCCCCTGCATGCCCATCTTCTGGAACTCAGGGAATTGACTCGTAGCCAATCGCTCAAAACCCTTTTCCATGCTACCGGGAACTGCCGCCTGTTCCGGAATCGATGCGCGGCCAAACTCCTCCAGACCCTGCGTTCCGGGGTTGTACGGAGTGCCTGCCATGTCCTTGGAAAACCCGGCGAGCAGTTCGGCCATCTCTTTCTGACGCTTGGCCTGCAAGTCCGTCATGGCCTGCTGCGTCTGCTGTTCGCCACGCATGCCGCCCACGCCACGAAGCCCTGCAGCGAGATATTCCAGCGCGTTAGGGGCAACGTACACCCGCCCCGCCATGCGGCCCTGTGGGGCTTGCGTTTGTGCCTGCGCTTGATAGCGGCGCAGTTGGTCGGCCAGGATTTGTTGTTGTTGGTCGTAGACGCTCATTTCTTAGCCCCCATGCCAAACAAACCGCCCGCCCACGGGCTGCCCAAACCCGCCATTCCAAGCCCGAAAAGTCCATTCATCAAGCCGCCAGACTGCGCTTGCTCCGCGTTGTAAGCGTCCATCTGCGAGCCGTAGTCAGCCTGTGCTGCGCCAAGCATGTCAGGGCCTTGCGTGGTCGCTTGATTGGCAAACTGTGCAAACTGCGGGTTCTGCACCTGTGCGCCGGTACGCAATGCGTTGATGAGGTTCAGCGGCCTGTCCTGCAGGTATGCCTGTTCTTGCAAAGCCGCGCCCCGATTCGCCTGATCCAGATTGATGCCCTGCAATGCCGCTTGCATCATGGCATCGTTGCGGTTTTGGCCGAACTGGTTCATCTCGCGGCCATAAGCCTCAGAGCCAAGCGCAATGCCCTGATTTGCAAGCCTGGTGCGTAGTTGCTCTTCTTGCTGTGCAAAACGAGGATCGAGGCGCGACATGATGGCGTCTTGTGCCGTCTGCCCGACATTGATTGCCCGCTGTGGCAGTTGGCTTACATCAAGGCTCGGGTTTTCCAGCGTTCCCCGCGCTTTGTCTAGTCCGGTCTGCGCGATCTGCGCGTAGTCGTTAGACAGCGCAATCTGCCGGTTTACCGTGTCCTGCGCTTCAGGTGACAGCGTTTGCGTTTGCGTCCAGCGGTCGGGATCTGCCTCGTCTACGGTGTAATCAATCCGGCCATATGGGTTAACCTGCGTCATGCGGTTCGCTTTGGTGGCGAACCGTGCGGCCTCGAGATTTCCCGCAGCGGTTTCCTTTGCTGCGCTGGCGTAGTCCGGGGCTGGAGGAGGGGAGCTTTTCCCGTAAAGACGCATCCGGCCAGCTTCGGGGCGAAACGCCTCCAGGCTGTACTCATGGATGTCTAGCAAGTGATTACGCATACCTACCCCCTAAGAATCGACACTCATCCTTGAACATTGCGAACAGGAGAAGATCGCCAGAGGGGGTTGCCCCAGCTAGACACGCCTCCATTGTAAATCCCATTCGCGTAACCAGTGCAATACATCTCACATTTGTACTGCACACCGGCACCGTTATTCGCCGCGCTTTCAGTTGGACGAAGGGGTAATGAAAGATCACCCCCAAGAACCGACGAGTCGCCCAATTGCCCTCACCGGCGATGTGGCAAACAACCTGCGACCCGTTCCAATCCTCGTACAGCACCCCCGCCACTAGCTCGCCGTCTTGCAGCTTGCCGATAGCAGTTCCTCGCCCCTTCATCCACGTACCGCCTGCCCTCTGACACACCCACGGGCCTACCCGTTCAGCGTCCAGGCACAGCACTACAGCAAGCCCCCAAGCTGGTACACCACATCACAGTTCGTGTACCTGACCTCTGCGCCGTTGTTCTGCCCCTTCAGCCTGATGGCCGCAGCATTGCAAACGCTACCGACAGTACTCCACGACACCGAAGGATTCAGACCCCCGCCCCACACCATAGACCCCCAAGCCATAGAACCCCATACCATCCCGGTTGGCGTTGATGTCGTCAGTACGCCCGATGGCTCAGACAAGGAAAAATCTGCGTTCAGCGCATACAGGACGGACGGCGAGCCGCTTGCCTGAAGATACGGCCGAATCATCGTGAAATACTTGTTACTCGACTTCGCCCCGTAGTATGAGAAAGCCCCGCACACATCAAACTGAATCGGCGTAGTCCCGTCAAGGTTGCCCGTCCACGCTTTACGGACTTTGCCCGACATGCCGTAATACAAGCCTGACGCAGCAGTGAGCCAGCAAGTAGCGTCGAACCCGGTGAACTTCGTCCACGCTCCAGTAATCGTGTTTTGTGCGTACTGAAACTTGGTCATGCCAGGTACGTTGAGCAGCAGCATGTTTGCGTCGGAGTACAGGCACAACTGCCACCCATACGTCGATGCGTAGTTGTTTGCCGCCTCGCTTATGCTGTTTTGGATTTTGTCTGTTAAGGCTACGCGACGATCTACCGACGCAGACAGCAATCCTCGCCCGAGAGGGAACACGCCTTCCATACAGTTAATCGCCAAGTCGCCGCCAAACTTGATGCCGCAACGCCTGCCGATAGGTCTGCCAAGCACGGACACCCCCACAATCTGCCAATCAGCCGCAGTCGATGGATCGGTGCCGCGATATACCGCAACCTCGCCGTTTGTGGACAGAATGACAAAATGGTCATCTGCCCCATTGCCTGCGTCAATCGTCCATGTATAGCAAGCCATGATCGACCCACCAAGCCGGAAGATAGAGCCTAGATCAAGCTCTGCCGCATTCCCGCCCACGCTGTTAACCGGCAAATACCACACAGACATCGAATCGCGCTCTACAAAAAACAGGCGATTCTTGAACAAGCAGACATGAACTAGAAGCGTGGTCGTTATATGATTTATGTGCGGCGTCGATAAATCATCGACGGCTACCCACGTAGCGCCGTTCCACAGTCTAGGCTTGTCAGCGCCGTTTACAAGGTAGATAAAC